TGCTGACGCAATTCGTCCGTTCTATCCGTTAACTGTATTAAGTTAGTCGCCGCCACTGCATTTTCGGTACCAAACGTTTTAACTAGCGCAGCCTGATCGTTTAATAACGGCTTTAACGCCTCTAATCGTTGCGTAAACGGAATCGATTTGTCTTTTAATGTATCGAAATTAATACCTAGTTCCGTCAATCTAGCAATCGCATCTTTTGGTAACGCATCGGGTGCCGATAGTTTTAACATGATATTACGCAAAGCCGTTCCCGCTTCCGCACCCTTTAAACCTCTTTCGCCCAACGCTTCAATTAACGCCCCTGTTTCCTCAATCGATACCCCGCTGGTCTTTGCAACCGCTCCAAATTTTAATAACGCTTCCGTTACCTGTGGAATTTCCACCGCTCCAAATTTAGAACCCGCAGCCAAAACGTTAATAAACTTATCAGCGTCCTCCGCTGACGCTCCGAATTGATTCATCGCATCCGTTAAGTTTTTTGCCGCATCTGGTACGCTCATTCCCGCAGCCTGTGCCAACGTAATTGCGCTTTTTGTTACTGAATTTAACGCCTCCGCATTGGTTAATAATTCTGGCTTTGCCGAACCAATTAATTTATACGCTTCAACCACAGCACTCGCCCCGCCTTCAACGTCAATACCTAATTTATTCGCCTGTTCTCGATAGTATTCCAAATCTTGACCGCTTGCGCCAGTAATCGCTTGTAAATCCGCAATCGCTTGGTCGAATTCGACCATTGCCTCGGCTCCTGTCGTAAATAAATTGGCCACCGTCCCCACTCCGAACGCCATTCCAAACGCACCCGCTAAACTTTTAACACCGCCAATATAATTACCGACATTCCTTTGATTATCGCCGACCGTTTTATCCAATTTTTTCAACTGGGCATCACCCTGTTGCGCTGCTTTTGTTGTTTGTTTGTACTGTTTTTCAAGTTCTCGATATTCTTTTGTATTTCTTTTTCCAGCCTTTTCTAATTTTAACAATTCGGCGCCCAATTGTTTCGATTCGTTCTTTAATTCTCGCGTGCTTTTTTCTAATTGTTTGTACGCATTTGCCTCATCACGGGCGATTTTTTCTGTTTTTTGGTGCAATCTGTTTAAACGTTCCTGTTCTTTTGCCTCTTCTCGAGCGGTTTTTGCTTTTTGTTGCGCAACTTTTTCCCTTTCCTGCTCGGCTTTTAACGCTTGCTGTTCCGCTTGCGACTTTAATTTTTCAATTTTTATTGAATTTTCTACGGCTTTATTTGCGTCCTGCGTCGCTTTTGTAAATTCTTGAATACCTTGAGTCGTATTTACTTTGGATTTTCCTAACGTTTCCCGCATTGTTTGCGCAACACGCTTAAACTCTGAATCGATTTTTTTTAAATCTTCAATTGTTTTTTGTGCCGATAATCTAATCCCTTCGAAAATGTCCTCTTTATCGAATAAATCCGAACTGCTAATTTTTTTTGCCATTGTCTAATTTATTAATTCGTTCGTATTCCTCCATTAACGTGAAGTATTCGCCCGCAGTTATTTCTTTCGACCTTATCCAGTAACCTACAAACCTCGATAAATGCACGAGCGATTGTTCAATGCTAACCCCCTGCCCGTTGTTATCGAGTAACATTTTTAGGTTTTGTATTTCGATCTCTAACAAAGTTAACGAAAATCTATCTCGTTTAATAACGTAATCTAACTCGATTAAAGCCTTTTTACGCATCGCCTTTAACATTTGCTGGTATTTCTTAGATAAACCGAAACGATTAATGTAATCGTCGTATATAACATACCACGCATTTATATCCGCCTCATCCGATCCCTCTTTGGATTTTCTTGCATAACTATATTCGCCCTCCGTACATTTCATCCAGTTATATAACGGGATTTCTTCGACGTTTAAAAAATAATTATCTGTTAATCCATTCTGCGTATTCTTTTCGGTATCGCTCTTTAATTTCTTGCCGTAATTTTTGTAAATTTTCCTCAGTAATCCCGATAATATTTTCCCCATATTTATAAAATAAATTTGTTTCTTCGCCAGTTTCGCTGTCGATTTTAATTGGATCGGCATCGATAATAAAATAATCTTTTCCGACCGTAATAATCATTGACTCGTAGAACTCACCAGAATCGAACAACGTGTACGGCGTACCCTCTTTTTTTTCTGGATTTATTAATTCCGTGAAATACGAATAATATCCTATGACGTCACCATCCGAATCGATACCCTCTTTAAATAATTGATCAATACGAATTAAATCTAAAATCCATTTTTTGAACGCTGGTTCGGATAGTGTTTTACGCCATAAATATTCCGATTGCCCTATCGACATTTTGTTTAATAACGCCCCCAGTGCCGTATCCATTAACCCCATTCGTAATAATTTTACCTAATTTTTACCCCCGCTATATCCCTTACGTGTATTCCGTTCCGTCGTTCTCAATTTTTTAATATCTATATACTCCAAAGGTAGTAAAATCGCTTAAATCAACGCTTTTATGCTTTAAAATCGAAAGCCGTATTTTTAGTTTTTGCCCTTATTTGCGACGAATAAATCACATAATTACCGCATTTTTCAGGTAAAAAAAAGGGCGAGATTCACTCCCGCCCCTCTTTTTTGATACGCAATTTTAACCAGATTATTACGCTGCTGTAAACGTAATCGAACCAGTAAATCCTGCCTTAACGACGCTCAAAGTGTACGAATCACCAGATACAAATGCCGCTAAAACTGTGTACGTTCCGTCCGTTGGTTCGGATACACCAGTAATAACAAACGGCGCACCGTTGGTATTGTCGTACAAATCAAAGTCCGCCAAAACGGCACCCTTGAATTTTAACGGATTCAATGCAGTACCGTAATCGAACGTAGCGTCTACGGTAATTGAAACACCCGCAACCTGTACCGGATTAATCAAGTTTACGTCAAGTAAACCAGTTAGTTCGTTGAAGTTTTGAGACGCCTCATCGCTTGTAATCATCCACATAGTCGATTCGTCGAAGTAACGATCGAAATCGAATCCTAGCATGATTTTTTGAACCGTTGAATCGGTAGAAAACATAAATTTCGGATCCCACGACTGGTTATCGACAGGTATTGGATATAAATAATCGCCAACCTTTGAACCAACTAAATTACCGTTGATGTCAACGATATAAACTCCGAACTCGATGCATCGACCGCTAGATAATTTACCTAAAAATTGCGGTGTTGAATCATACGCCCACAACTCGCCTGTAAACGATCTTTTTCCCTGACGTAGATACGCCATTCGTCCACTGTTTGCCTCTTCGAATACCGTATCCGCTTTTGGCAATTCAACGTTTTCGAACGTAGGTAATGGATACCAACGTTGCGATGGATCCGTATCGTTAATTAAATTCGACCATGTTGGCAACGCTACCGATAAATCGATATAATTGTACGCACCCGCATTGTCTTGAATAGGCACTAAAATTAATTTACTCGTTACGCTCTGTAACGGTAAACAACCCGGACGGCCAGTATTCGATAGTCCTAAATCGCAATTACAACCTGCACTCATTTTATTTATTTTTAAAAATTAAACATTTTAACATTTACAATTCGCTTTGTATTTAGTCAAACGAACCCTTAACTCAACCCCACTTAAATTCGCATCGAGTATATTCTGGAAAATACCCTCACGTTGTTCGGTCCCAAACCGACTAAACGTAATTAATTCATAATCCTCGAGCGTTTTAAAACTTTTATTATCATTTATACAACGAATAAACTCCCCCGACAACTTTTCCATTGGATACATAACGTTCGCACGATGGTCGGCCGTATAAAATTGCACCGCATTCGTTTCATCTAAAAAGAACAACCGAACGTCAGCGTCAAAATCGTACGTACTTTCCCTCCCGTACTTTGTCATTCTGATTACTTCGAGCAACCATACCAACGGTAATTTGGATAATAGGTTATTACTTGCAATCGTCCATTCGCGATTCGCTGCTAACATCGTACCAGTAATCCAAAACGGCGCAGGTAACGTTATTACCCCCTCCAAATCGTTCGTATTATTTTGTTGCACCGGTTCCCATGTTACCCACTCGTCCGATTCAACTGTTAAAATACGATACTGGTCGCCATTTGAATCCGTAACGATCATTAACGGTTTAATCCATTTCGTGTCGCACATATTCGTGCGATCATTTGCTGAATCAAAAACCCCTACGACCGTATTATCGATTGCCGTAAATACCTCTTTTATTACCTCTGATACCTCGTTCGTCATATCCAGTACGCCATTTGTTTTTCGTATCCGTTTTGCTTTGTGAAATCACCGATTCCTACATAGTCGAGTTCGAACGTACACGCACCATCGCCGTCATTAGGTAACCCAAACAAATCGCCCACGTTGTAACCTGTACCCTCGCTCCCAATTACTACGATTACCTGAGTAACCTCGCCGTTCAATACGTTAGCCACAACGAACGTAGCGTCTTGATTACCAGCATCGACCGTTAGCACGTCTAAAACAGCATAACCAGCACCACCGTCAAACATAGTTATATCGGTAATTATTCCTGCGTTATCCGCCGTTACATTCACTAAACAACCGTTACCGCTTCCGCCTGTCGTTGGCACTTGCGTCGCTGTCGTGTATCCAGTACCGCCTGCCGTCAACGTGACTACCACGATTTCGCCTATTCCCTGCGCTATGTAATTAACCTTTAACCCCGAGCCTGTGATTATTTGACTAGCGTCCGTAATCGTTAGTGTCGCATCGTTATTGCCGTCCAACACCGTAACCACGTCGCCAACCTTGTAACCACTGCCGTAGTTAACGATAGTTATCGATAAAATCCCGCCTGCCCCGTCATCTACGTAATCGATGGTTAATCCATTACCAGAGCCACCAGACGTAGCGACACCGCTATTTGTCGTATATCCCGTACCTGCATTGGTCACGTTAGCCGTGTTAACAATACCACTCAACGGCGCAGGGATTACGCCCCCTGTAGAGCCGTAACCCGTACCCGTATTTACTATCGTAACATCGACCGCCTGCCCCTGCGCTTTATCCCAGTTTAAATACATCCAATCTTTGATCGCCATAAACGTCCGTACCGACTCGTTATACCTCGTCCAAATCATTGACGATAACGTACTTACTGTGTTACTCAATTCGGATTTATTCTGGACGTTGCCGTATGGCGTCATTTGATTTTGTAAATCTTTGGAATATTCAAAATAAATAAATCCTAGCAACATTTCTTTGATTCCTTCACTTACTAACATTTGATAAACGTTTACGTCCTCCGCAAAGGGAAAATAAACGTATCTAAAATTAGGCGACTTTGGTTCGTTTGTTTGCTGATCCAAATCCGACATAAAATCACTGTATAAAACGGCCCCAAATAACTCTCGCAAGTATTTAGGCTCGTATTTATCAATGTACGCCTGAATATTTGAACTAACATACGTCCCGCTGTGTAATTGATATTTACCGACGAAATCTGAAACGTTTACTAGCATTATTTTTTATTTTTTTTTAGGTTCGCAATACCCTGTTTTAGGAAAGTTTTTAAAATCGCACCCGTAACCCTCCACATCGTCCCTCGCGGTAAACGATTGTCTTTTCCGGTACCGACGATCTGGTATTCTTTTTTGTCATCGATTTCGATATCCAGCACGAATTTTTCGGCTGTTTTTTCGATACTCACGTCAACTCGTGGCGTGTCGATTTCCGCACGGAATCCTGTTTCGTCTTTTACGATTTCCGCATCGAATTTTTCCGTATCAATCGATACTTTAAACTCTTTGTCGGCTAACTTTCCTTTACGTTTTTTTTCTTCGCTCATCGTGTATAAATTAAATGACTAATTAAAGCGCAGCGATACAAGTTGCAACAACTCCTTTAACGAATGCCGTAGTATCGTTAGCCTTAACGAATGAACACAAACGCGCCTCCGCCAAAATTGATACCATGTTACGAGCGAAATCGTCACCTTCGTAACCCACTTGAATATTTACCCCTTCACGTACTCGTACGTTAAATTTGGTAAAATCACCGATTAAGAAAGTACCCGCAGTCATATGCGTAGACGGAACGATAATCAATCCGCTCAACTGCATATTCGGCGCCATTCCAGACGTAAAGTTAGGATACGTATATTCACCGCCTGTTGCTTTGCTTAATTCAATCGCAGCAACGTCCGCAGGGTGCAAAACAATATGCGTAGGGTTATGGTTTGCCCCTTCGATTTGAGATTTACCAACACGTAAAACGTCAATAATCGTAGCGTTAGGAACTGCACCCGCAAAAGTACCCGCTGCCCACGCCGTAGCAACCGTGTAAACACCGTTTAAGTTAGCACCAACACCAGAACCAACCAAAATACCTTGATCGATATCCTTCATTACCTCCTCCATCAAATCGTTATTGATTTCTGATTGAACAAATGATAAATCCGCAAGCATTTCTTTTGAAACCTTAATAAATCCTGCGATTTT